AAACTGCCTTTCGCCGATCGACATGCGCAGATCTTCGGCAAGCGTTTCGAATTTGTAAGTATCCGGGAATCGGATGATCGCGCCGCTCAGACGCTCCACCGTCTTCTCGACCTCGTCCAGTTCAAGGCCTGCCGCCGCCAGGTTGCTCATTCCCTCAATGGCTGCATCCATATCCCCGCTGAGTATGCTCACCGCTGCCGCCATGGCTCGCAGCTTGTTTGGATCCAGCCCGGCAGTCATCGCATTTTCGTCAAGAAAAGACATTCGCCGTCTATAATCGATTGTGCCGTCCACTAGTCCTGTCAGCCCATCATATGCGCCGCCGATTGCGTCGCCGATCATTCCGCCCAGATCTGCAAATGCGGATATGTCAACCGATTTTTTAATCTCTCCCAGATCCTGATCCAGCTTGTTAACCATGGAATCGAATTTCCGGCTTACATCGTCTGCCGCTTCTCCGATTCCCTGTTCCAGCTGTCTGCCTACGCGCCCGCTGTCCCGTCCAAGCTCCAGCATATTCTGGTCGCTCTGCTCAAGCTCTCTGCTCAGCCGTGCGATATTCTCTCGCGCCCTTGCCTGCGCAGTGGCGTACTGTGTCGCTTGTTTGGATGCAGCGCCGTATTGCCTGTTTGCGAAGTCAATCGCTTCGCCCAGCGCGTCATTGATCTTTACGTTTTCTTCAAGGCTTTTTTTCAGCAGCTCGTTTCTTTCGTAGCTGCTTCGCATCGCGTCCTCATTTTTTCCAAATTCGGCCGCGTTTGCTTTCAGCCCGGCGTCAAGCTGCTTGAGGCTGTTCTGGCATTCATCCAGCGCACGCTTAAATTCCTTTTCACCCAGTACGCCAATGCCGACCGAAATGTCCGCTGCCATAACCTCATTCCCCCCGCCTGATGCCGTGCATCACATCGTCATACTCCTGTCTGTACAGGTACATGTCCATCACAAATCCCGGTGCGGCGCGCATGATTTCTTTCAGCGTCATCCCCGCAATCAGTCCGCAGCTGATCAGCCTGCGCACGCCGCTTTTGCGGGTTCCTCTTTTTTTTCGATTTCCTCCAGCACCGGATCGCGCGGGCCGGTTTTGACTACATGCTCCATGTGCATGCCTTTTGTAATTGCTTCCAGGCATGCCAGACCAGCCCTTGCAATCTGTGTCGGTTCGATCATGCGCAGCACATCCTCGTACTTGAGAACCGGCTCTTCTCCCAGATCTACAAGTCCCTCGTTGCACAGGATGGTCACCACCTTGACCGTCGCCTTTCTCCATCCTTTATCTGCACTCAGTGCCTTGATCGTCGGATCGATTCCGCCGAATTCGTCATCAAGTTCAATCAGCGAAGCCGTATTGAGAACCGGCAGGATATCCCTGCCGGCCTCTCCCTTCTTGGCAAGATGAATCTTCATCCGTTCCCCTCCGATCAGGTCGTGATGCCCGCCATGGTGTTGATCCACGCGGTCGCGTCCTCGCCGTTTTCGAATTCCTTCTCGTCAATGAACGTCACGTCGCCGCTGGTGTCCGGGTATACGCCCATCATCTCTCCGTTGACCTGTGTCGTGCGGAATTCGACGTTCTCGCCGCGCGTCTGTGCGCTCTTGCCCTGCGGGGCAAACTGGCACTTGTACACCCACGTCGGCAGGTGCTTGGTCACGCCGTCAATGATGCGTTCCTCGATGAAGCCGATGCCCACATACGGCGCGCTCTTTCCGATGGTGCGCCAGGTCGGCGTCTCGCCGTCCTCGATCTTCTTCACGTTCAGCGCGTATGCGCGCGCCTCGTTGAGCAGGTCGTCCAGCGTCAGGTTGATCGTGCCGCCGGTGATTGCCTTCGCGCTCTCCTTGAGCGCGTTGTTGGCGTACAGCTTCGCCTCGTTGATCGTATAGGTGATGTCCGCCGCCACGCCCGCGCCCAGCACCATGCCCTTTTCGTAGGTGGGCGTCTGGCCTTCGTTGGCGCTGATCAGCTTTGCCACGACGATATATCTCAGGCCCGTCTTTGCCATGTGTCCCTCATTCCTTTCACTCGCTTAGTGTCTTATTAATCAGCCGCTCCCCGGTTTTGATCATGGCGTCCTTTGCAGCCTTCCGTTTGTTGTTCACTGCCTTCCGTACGAATGGCCTTTTTTGGCGAACAGATGACCCGGATTCGATTGCTCTTGCAAGAAGCGGCATCGGCAACCCTTTCGGGTATTTTTTTGTCGCATGCGAACCATACCCCGCAAAGCCGACCACGGTTTTGATCCCGTCTGCCGCTCTTTCAATCTGGTCTATGCCCAGCGAATTTGCCAGGTCAGCCTTGTCCTGCGGTGTGATTACGCCAAATTGCTCACCTTCGCCCAGATGTCTGAAGTTCTGTTCTGGCAGCGCATTGATCTGCTTCCGAATTTCGTCGGCTATAATCGCCGCGCCGTCGTATACGGCCATCTTGCCGATGGCGTCTCCAACTTCCCCTAGCGCAACCAGCATGCTGGCCACATCTTCAGACCCTTTTACGTTGACCTTCGCCATCACCAGACCTCCAGCTGAAAGATCCATTCCCAATGCGTGAGCCGGGTGTCTTCCTCAAACTGCGTGCTGCTCAGCTGCCAGCTCACGCCCGCCGCGTCCAGCGCCGTCTGAATCTGCTTTGCCTGTTCCATGCCCGGACCGTGTGTGAAAAGGTCAACCGTCCCTTCCATCGCCTGAAGGATCATCCGGTTGTCGCCCCACACCGTGTCCGCCGCTCCGTCCAGCGCATAAACGCCGTAGTCGGTCTTTGGCGCCTTGCTCCATGCCGCCTCCGCAAAGGGAATGCCGGTCTTTTTCAGATGCTCGATCAATCTGTCATACATCGGCATTGCTCCTTTGCACCGTCAGCTCCATGGTTCGCTCTTTCTGATACGTTCGGATCACGTCATAGATCACGCCGCGGAATCTGAGCTTTTTCTCGCCCTGATAGTCCGCCGCGTCCCTGATCTCAAATCGCAGATCCGGCGCAAGCCCCACGCTCATCGCCGTGTACGCTTCCGTCATACCAACAGAGAGGATGGTGACATACACCATCCTCTCCGTCTCGTTCACTTTTTCGTGCACGCCGTGCGCCGCAGGGTCTTCCGCAATCAGGTGGATCACGTCAGCAATCGGCATCCGCGTCCCCCCAATCTGTGTACCCGGTTGCCATGCTCAGCTGCGCTTTCTGCTCGTCATAGGCAGCGCACAGCTTGTCATAGTCCGGCGGGCTTCCAAAGTGCGCTTTGCAGTATGTGATCACGGCGCGCCTGATCAGCGGATCCTTGGTGCCCTTGTAGAGCATGTCCCGCCGGATGCCGGGGATGCCGAGATCTGCCAGGGCTGCGGCGATCAGCTGCTCGATGTCCGCATCATATGCATCCGTTGAGATAGGGATCGCCAGTTTTACAGCCTCCAGCATCTCTCATTCCCTCCTTAGGTGGTGGTGAAGGTCGCCTTCACGAAGCCCTTCGGATCCTGCAAGCCCGCGTCAAACAGGCTGTAGCCCGTGGTGATGGTGTTCGCGGTCTTCGGCTCGATGGTGCTGAAGACGAACAGGTCGTCGAAGTTGTTGGCGAGGATCTGGCCCTTCACACCGACATACACGACGTTGTCCGCCAGGTTCGGATCGGCCTTGACCTGCGCGCCGTAGATGCGGCCCTGCACGGTCGGGTCACCCATGGAATCCGGCACAAACAGCTTGCGGTTGTCGCCGTCCACGATGCCCACCAGGTGTGCCCAGATGGTGTTGTTGTTCGCGTAAACCACGCGCTCACCGGCCGGATGCAGCTTCGCGAAGATGCCGCGGATCGCCTCGTCGGTGTAGCTCTGGCCGGTCAGCACGTTGCCGGCGTCGATCTTGGCGCTGGCCTCCGCGCTGCCGCCTTCCGGCGCGGTGCCGTCCAGGCGGGCGAGGATCAGGCGCTCCTTGGCCACTCGGATGCGCTTGCCCAGGTGCGCGACCAGCCAGCTCTCAAAGGCGTCAATGCTCTGGAACTGCATCTTGCGGGTGATGACCACATGCTTCTTGATCTCCACGCCGTCAAGGGTCAGCAGATCGAAGACGTCTTCCTCGTCCACGTTTGCGGTGCCTTCCTCAACGCCCTTGGCGTCGCCGGCGGCAATGCTCTTAAGGCGCGGCACACCGAAGCCGCGGGTCATGCTGCTCATCTCAGCGTCGGCCAGCATCGGGGCCTCGCTGTCCACCAGATCAATGATCTTGTTCTGGATGTCGGTCGGCACAACCGCGCCGGTGTTCTCGGTCGTGAACATAAAGGCGCGCTTCTCTTCCTCGTTCCACTCGCCGAAGATCTTGCTGCCGTCATTGCGGACCGCGATGTTCTTCAGCCACGCGGTGCGGTATTCCGGGCTGGTGCGGTCATAGCGCTTTTCGTTCTCCATTTTCTTCTCCTCCATCTCCTTGAAGTTCCTCACCTCGGTGCCGGTCTGGCCCTTGGCGATCTTGTCCGCCAGCTGCTTTCTGGTCTCTGCCTCGGCCTTGATGGCCTTGCGGCGCGCCTCCAGCTGGTCGTATTCCTTGTCCAGCGCAGCGATGTCCGCGTTCTCCGCGTCCATCTCATCCTTCAGCTGGCCCAGGCGCTTCTCCACGCCGCCGATGTCCAGCTTCATGATCTCGTCGATATTCATGCGAATTCTCCTTCCATCATCTTGATCTTGAGCGCCAGCCTCGCCTTTCTCTGCGCGCGAAGTCTCTCCGCCTCCACCATCTCAGCGATCCATCCGTCGCTGATCATGCGCGCCGAAATGCTCGTCTGGTCGTTCTGCGGGATGCTGACAGCCGACACATCGTAGAGCTTCTTGAAGTGCTTGATCGTGCGCATCACCGTGCTCTTTCCGGTGTCCTCATCCCTGGTCGTTGTTCTCTCGTCCGCTCCGACGATAAAACCGAAACTCATTCGATCGATCATGCCCGCGCGGATCTCCTGATACAGCTGCCTCGCCGTATCGGTTCTACTCAGATCCGCCGTGATCTTGAGGCCCCGATCGTCAACCTCAAGTTTCAGCGTCCCGTTTCGCGTTCGGGCAAACACACGGCCCGCGTGGTCATACTGCATGATCACGTCGTCCATGTCGCATGCTTCAAACGACGAAGGGTCCACCTGCTCCATGTAGCGCACGCCCTGATATGTAAACAGGTCGTACGGCTGATTGAACGTCGTCGCGTAGCCCTCGACGATCATCTCTTCCTCTTTGGCGTTCGCGCGCGCCTCCATCACGGCTGACAGCGCGCGGTATTCACGCTCCGTCTTCATTGGCATTGCCGCTTCCCTCCTTTGTCGTCTCTCCCTTTTTCTTCACGCTGCCGTCTTCGCCGAGCAGGTAATACTCGCCGCGAAGCGTGAAAAAACGCCCCAGCCCATTCGGCAGCGGCGGCATATTCCAGATCTCTCGGATCTCGTCAATCATCATCAGCCCGCGGTCCGCCATGTCGCGCGACACGTTGAGCTTGTCCTGGTTGCTCATGTATTGCAGGCGGTTGGCCGTCGCGTAGATCCTGTTCCCGCGCGCCTGCTCGTTTTCCGTGAAGAACATCGCCGTCATCACTTCGGAAAACTGGATCGAGAAGACCTCGACCGCGCCCTCGTAGAAACTGGCCCACTCGTCGCCCGTTGCGATGTTCTGGATGATCTTTGTGTTCACTCCGTAATAGTTGAACACGTTCACGTTGATCTGTTCCTGCTGCTTGGCGTCCACCACATACGGCGAAGATTCGATCTGCTTGATCTCGCTGTATGTGTTCGGGAAAAGCAGCAGCCCGCCGGCGCTATCCGCCTGAAGGTTTTCGCGGTTGAACCTCTTGCGCTCCTTCGCCAGATCCTCCGGCTTGGTGAAGTTGTTCACCTTCGCCATGAAGCGGAACGTGTTGGAATTTCGCACCGCCTCGCCGATGCCCTGATTCTGCATGTTGATCAGTTCCAGCGTCGTGTTCAGCGCGTCGTTCCGCTCTCCGAAGAATTCATCCTTGTACTGGAATTTGGTCATGATCCGCGCTTCCTTGAGCGGAATCGCGGCCTTTTCCCCGTTTGAAAACGTGTAGCGCAGCCAGGGTTCGCCGCCTGCCTGCACCACCTCGCACATGCTCGGCAGCAGCGAATATACGCCGATCTTCCTGCCGTACTCGTCGATCATCGGCACAAAGAAAACGCTGTTCTGCATATCCAGAATGGTGTTCGTCCTGTACAGGAACTGACTCCACGTCTGGAAATCATTGGGCGCAAGCCGCATCCTGCTTTGCAGTTTCGCATTGGCGCTGCCCTCGATATGCACATGCAGCTTGCTGATGTGCCTGCTCCTGGCGTCGATCGCGCTGCGCACCAGTTCGCTCTCGTACAGCTTCCCGTTCCAGGATCTGAAAACCGGCTGATATGCCGTCAGCGTCCTGAAATAATCGGCGCTCTGTGTGCCCTTGCGCATCCTGCCGAAGATCTTTTCAAACATTCCCATCGTCATCACCCCGCATTTTTCAGCTGCTCGCCCGTCTCCGCGCCATGCACCAGGCGCATACACATGGCGTCCAGCAGCGCCGCCATGCCGTCCACGCGCTCCGTCGCGCTCGGCTTGATCAGTTTCTTTCGTCTTGTCTCCGCATTGATCTTGATTGTGGCGTTGAGCATGTGCACCGCCATCAGGTCGTTGTCGCCGACGTTGTAGTCGCCGTCCTTCGCCCTGCCCTCGGTCTCGTTGATGATGCCCGTCAGGTTTTCGCCCTGCGTCACGCTCTCCATGTGGAATCCGTACTGCTCCATCTTCTTGACCATTTCAAGCGCGCAGTGCCGGTCGTATCCGATGTGCAGCGGATAAATCTCGTACTGCTCCACCAGATCCGTGAACCACTTGATGCAGTCCTCGTAATCCACGCGGTTCTCGCCCGATTCTCTGAGCAGTCCGCGCGTCACGTATTGCTGATAGGGCAGTCCGTCGCGCGCTGTTGCCTCTTCGATCTTGCTGGCCGGCAGGAAGAACTGCGTGAACACATTGAGCCGCCCGTCCTTTTCGATCACCGCGCAGCACGCCGTCAGGTCCGTCGTCTCAGAAAGGTCGATGCCGCCCACACAGTACGTCCCGCGGAAGTCCTCCAGCTGCAGCATCTTGCCGCGCGACTTCTGCACCGTCTGGCTGGACAGCCAGGCCTGCGAGGAATTCTGTTTCAGGTTGCAATACTTTGTGATGAATTCCGCCTTCTTGGACAGGCTGCCCTCGGCGATGGCGATCTCCTCCAGCAGATAATCCACCGATACGCTCACGCCCAGATTCGGATTGCTCTT